ACCAATCTCAGACTCAAAGTTTTTAGTGCCATTATCAAAGAACTTAAATACTGCAACACCAATTGTGTAACTTAATATAGTCTTCTGAGTGTTCACCGTTAATAATACTTCACCAGTTTGTGTACTGATAGCACGAATGCTGATAGTCACAACGTCTTCCTGATACTGTTGATCAGGACCTATTCCTAAGTATCGAACCCCAATACCACCAGTTCGAATATTGGTGTCATAAGAAACTATGCCACCTTCAATTATCATACCCGCATATAGTATAGGTCTAATAGTTTTTTTATCATTAGCCTCTTCTCTTGCAGATCGAATTAGTTGTCTCTCTTTAAGTAGGTTATCAAGGCCTACTCGTTCTACTATCCTAAACCATTGACCATTGCCAGCTTCTTGTAATGACTTAATCAATACTGTCTCTCCACCTTGTGTAACAGCAGTAGAGAACTTAGCGATAGTGTTACTGTCTTTTCTCTGGCCAGTCTTATCACCAAATGAATATAGTGCAACCACTATCTTACCGTCTTTTGGTGGGGGTAAGCTTATCTTTACTGCTTTTGTCTCAGGTATTAACTCAGCATCCTTCTTAATAGGGATAGGACCACACGCGGCTAATAATACACACATTATGATTAACAGTAATCTTTTCATTAGAATTTTAATGTTCCTACTGGTATATCTACTTGTGTAACTGTACCATCTGAACTAGTAACATTTAATGATATAGTGTCAGCAGTCTTTGTATACTGTATGGTGTTACCTTCAATGGTGACTGTACCCGAGTTTTGTGGGTTTTCACCGAATAGGTTGTTTACTAATTGTGTAGATAGTTGAGCATAGACTCTGCTCTCAAAGTTGTTTAGGAACTTGGACAAGTTCGTATTTTTTGCTAATGCGGCTGCGTCTTTTGCTGCTTGAAGCTTTTGGTCTTCAAGAGCTTTCTTACGTGTACTCTCTGTGTTCTCTATCGTTTGTACGTGAGAACTGTAACCTATTCCATTAAAGGATGGTGACTTAAATAAAAAGATAAGCTCGGCATGAGCACTACTCGTTATCAGTAAAAATATTAGGCTTTTTATGAACTTCATCTTGTTCCTTGTCTCTTAAAGATAGAATGACGTTCACCTTTTGGTTGAGTCTAATCAAGTCGTTGTCCAACATACGGACGCGGTCGATCAGTTCAATCAATACCTTATTAGATTCACCTATTACCGGGTCGATTTCTTCAGTTACCCATTTCCAAATATAATAGACGAAGTATCCTAATCCGCCTGCTGCAACAATGGGGAACCCATACTTATTTACTAAATCAGCTATATCTTCCACTAGTCTCTCCTAGCGTCAGACTGTTCTGCCCTAGCTATTCTATCTAAATCTGGTGGGATGCCTAAAGCATGAGATACTTTAGTATCAATTCTAATTACATCATGGTTCATAGCTGCTACTCGTCTATCCAATGCTTTGATGATATTACCCATACCTTTTACCGATCCGGTAACACCATTAAGGATAAACTTAACTGTGAGGAATACAAAGTAGCCTGCAGCACATGCTCCAGCTATTGGAAATCCTACGTCAGCTATTAGTTTGAATATATCACCCATATAGCTATTTATATGGATTAAGAGTTAGGGTCGCCGTATTTCTGATTCAATCTATCTAATGAATTCAAAGGCTTGTGATTAAGCTCATCGACTTCTTGCTCGATGGTCTTAGAAGGACTGACATACTCGTCAGGTTTGATAATATCCTCTTCCCAGTCTGCTGCTTCTGGTAGAGGTGTAGGTTCTGGTTCAAGCCATGTGCGTTTCTTAGGCTTGCGCTGTCTTAATATCTTATGAGGTGTTTCTTTTTTTATAGGATCAAGATCAATAGGATAATTAAGCCAAGGTTCTAAGTCTTCAGGTTCTACTTCAGGTTGTCTTTTTTTTAGAGACCAGTTAACAGCCACAAGCATGAGTACAGCTAATGGATCGAACACCAATACTATCATGATGATGACCCAACGAACAGCCTTTTCAAGCATGTTCTGGTCTAATGTATCACCATAGATTAGTGCTGCGATGTACTTGATAGGACCAACCTCAGCCTCGATCTTACGGGCTTGAGATGCTATAGGTGCGCGTTCTGTCTGCAACTTAACGATAGTTGATTGAGCAGTTGATATCTCATTCTGTAACTTCTTACGTTCTGATCCTTGAGCTCTTCTGATTTGAATAGCTTTATCTGCTCCAGCCTCGTCAGTAGATCTATTAAGCTTCTGATCGATCTGAGCATCCATTTGTGTTAGTGCTTTACGAGCAGCATCTATGTTATCTCTTTGTGTCTTAATCTTCTCATCAAATATGGTTACCTGTGCTGACACATCTCCAGCTGGAACTGCTTGATCTAAGTGTGCTTTAGATAAGAATCCAAAGATTCCCATAGAAGTAATCATCATAAGGATGACTACAGCAGAGGTAAAGTATACTTTAAACATCTTAGGCACTTCGAGCCAGTTTCTATACAACCATGAGGCTACTACTAACTTAGATACTTCTAAGATCCCACCCATCACGATGATAGGTACAACTGCTGCAGCAAAGATTGCTGTCAGACCCGCTATTGAATACCATGCTGCAATACAGCTAAGTGATATAGCTGCAACGAACATTATGCTTGTCATTATTTTATCGTTCATATTTTATTTTACCGTTCTGTGTTTGTGGTCCATCAACTGCAAAAAACCTTTCGATTAATCGTGCTGAAGAATCATGTTCCTTTGGCATAATACCAAAGTCATATAATTGTGGATTAGCATGATGGTTGTTATGATATGCCTCTCCAGATACAAAGTGTCTTAACCATAGATTATTTCTACTCTCGTCAGGGGTATTAAAATTACGATATCCCCAACTATGACTTATGCAATTGCTTGTTATATTAGCTTCAATACGATTGAATACTCCGGGTAGTGCTATGATATAAACACTAATTCTCCAATCTATTAGAGCAGTTAATATTAATAAGCCATACCATATCCTATAGTAATTAGTGTGTACGAATACACAAGTAGCATCTTTGATTAAGTCTCTAGGAATTCCTCCACCCTTTTTATCATACCATGATAGGTCATGAAATTGCCATAGACCCAATGTAACATATAATTTTCCAAGTATTTTTGGACTATGCCAATCAGCTGGTGTATCTGGCACTCTATGATGATGTCTATGGTTATAAGCAAATCCTATAGGACTTCCTACTCCTACAAATAAGCTAATCCATGCTAAAAACTTTTCTTTAGCTGGAGTCGTATTAAATGATTTATGACTAAAATATCTGTGTAGTGCAATCGTGTGGCCAAACACACCAATAAATTTAGTCAAGATCCAAGCTGCTAATAACCACCATAGACTAGTATCAACACATAGCCTATAGATTCCATAGAATCCTATAAGGTAGGTTATAGCTACAAATATCCTAAATTTATTTAAAGAATATTTATTTTTTAAGTAGTTAAACATTTACTTCTTTTTTCTAGCTCGCGCTTCTGCAATATTGGCATCTTGTATCCTAATCTTATCGTCTTGTGCTTTGATAAGTTTATTTTGTTCTTCTATTATTCTAAGTATTACTAAGTCCTCTTCATGTAGACTCTGATTCTTTTCGTTAGTTTGATTTAATAATACTTCAAATGATTTTAATTTACCTTCATACTCTGTTACTTGAAAATAACATAATACTGCTACATAAACACACATAGCTGATGTAACAGTTAAAATAAAACTCCATAATCTACTCATAGTTCCATCCATGTATGATCTCCCATATATTTCACTTGTACTTGATAAACATAATCTACTGGTGCACCTGAAGACCAATCATTAGGTCCTTCATGAATTAGTATCATTTGTTCTTTACGGTTATCCCATGCTAGCCAATAACTATGACCCATGACAGGACTAAACTGATACACTGCAGCATGTACCGCATCAGTAACTTCTAACCTTCTCTTAATACTGTCTGCTTGCTTCTGTAGTACACTTACTAGTTCCATGATACGATCATACTCTTGCTGAGCATATATCCTAGCATGGTTGATCATTATATCTTTTTGCTGCGTAACAGGTACTAATTCAAAGCTAACTGAACCAGCTTCTGTCGGATACTCTGATACGTTTCTATTAAAGAACGGTATGAGAGTACCGCCAATGGTGACATCATAACTATGTACACCCTTAGCTAAATTTGATTTCTCTTTCATTCGTATTTAATGTGGCTTCTATGTACACGACAATTAACTATCCCATTATACCACATATCAGGATTCTCAAGCACTTCATTCTGCATCTGGAACTTGGCCTCAAAGTATGAGGCCGTCCCCTTACTGAGACAAAACATTAGGATTTCCCGTTTAAACTTATCCTCTCCTAATGTCTTGACATCTTCTATTACTTCTTTTGATGAGGACCAATACGTCCTCCAATCCGATTCTACTTTGCTGCGGATCTTCTTTTTCTTTTTAGTACCGTTTTTAAGCGTAACTGTTCTTGTAGCAGTCTTAGAAAATTTAGAGAGTTTTTTACCAATATACTTTTTATTGGTAACGCAGTTAGTAATGATATATACAAACCCAACATATTTATCGTCAATAGTCTCAACGGGCACATTATTGTAAGTCCATGTCATTCGTCTTCATCTTCTTCAAAGATATCTGCACCACATACAGGACAATAAACAATATCTTCTATAGTAACGTCGTTAGTCTTAACGGTTACTTTGCCTGTCGATTCACAGTTCTCACAATGAAAATACTTTGTTGCCATTATTGGGCTCCTCCCCATACATCTTCCCAAGAACCTTTGAGTGCACCTTTTGCATAGTCAGTCACTCTGTTCTCGAAGAAGTTACCATGTACAGGAGCATTAATCATCTCTTCTACCCATGGTAGTGGGTTCTTTTTAACTTTAAATATACCTTTTAATCCTAATGATATGAGTCGTCTGTCAGCGATGTAACGGATATATTGTTTAACATCTTCTGGCTCTAACGCTCTCATATTAGCTCCTTGATAACATAAGTCAATAAACTTATCTTCAAGTTGTACCATCTTTTCTGCTATAGTATATATGCGACCCTTCAAGTCATCATTCCAGATCTCGTTGTTCTCTTTGATGAACGTCTTAAATAACTTAATCATGTTCTCAGCATGCATGGTTTCATCTACGATGGACCATGTAACTATCTGACCCATACCCTTCATCAAGCCATGACGAGGAAAATTAAGCAACATAATAAAAGAACTGAATAGCTGCATCCCCTCGGTAAATGCCGAAAACACAGCAATGTGAGTAGCAGTACTAGCAAGATCTCCATTCTTAGAACTAAGTTCGGTGACATAATCATGTTTATCCCTCATCTCTTGGTATTCCAAGAATTCGTTGTAAGTTGATTCAGGCATACCTAACGTCTCAATCAGATGTGAGTATGCTGCGATATGTAATGCTTCACGAGCTGCAAAACCCATTAGCATCATTCGTACTTCTGGTTGAGGGAAGTATGGTAGGTAGTTCTTAACATAACCGCCTGCAACGTCGATGTCGCCTTGCGTAAAGAACCTAAATATGTTAGTTAAGAATAACTTTTCTTCTTTAGTTAACTTCTTCTTCCAATCCTTTACATCTTCTGCCATCGGAACTTCTGTATGTAACCAATGTGATTGTTCATGTTTTAACCATGCTTCATATGCCCA